GCACCACCAAGAGCACCTAATGGTCCAGCCACAGCATTTCCAACTAATGCACCCGCAGTACCTCCAATTAAACCACCAACTAAACCTTCTTCTATATTTTCTTCAGCTGGCTCACTAATATCAGTTACTTCTTTACGATAATACTTTTCTACATCATATACACCCATTGTATCAAGAATTTTTTCAACTCCAGATAAATGTACTAAACCAGATTCTTCTTTGCCAACAATGAAATGTAATGCTTCTTCAGGATTTTCTTTAAATACTAAAGCATTACCGTCCATAGAAACAAAACCAGCGGGACATTTTAATACAAATTTCTTACCAGCCTTTGGATCTTCTTCTTTTTTTGCTTCAGTCATTAAAGATTCTGTAATACGTACATGCATATTATTTTGAAGAGTACTTAATAGATTATTTAATTCAGCTTCATCAAAAGGATATGCAAATTCTAAAACTTTAACATCATGGTTTTCAGTATTATATGGACCAAATGTTGTATATGCACCTGACATAGGTTGAGGTAAATTCTTTTTAATATAACGTAAATTTTCAGGTGAACCTTTTAAAGATACTTCATAACCATATCCGGTTAGTTTATAGTCTAAAGATACGCGTAAAGCTTCTTCAGTTAAATCTTCTTCTGCTACATACTCTCCTGCTTCTTCAACAGATTCTTTAGGCTCTTCTTCTTCATTTTTTGTAATTGTAATACTATCGATATTTACAGTACCGTTTAACATAGCATTTTTAGCCATAGCTAATGCTTGGTCTATGTCACTTACTTCATCTTCTGTTTCTGCTTCTAATGTAGTAATTGTTGTTTCAGCACCAGTTTTAGGATCTACTTCACTATCAAGCTTTGTAGAAGTTTTTGTAACTGTACCATATCCAATATCATCTAATCTTGCTTGTAAAACAGCAGCTTTTTCTAAATCTCTTACCACATTAGTAGAAGAAGTTGCAACAGTAAAAGTTTCTTTTAATTCTCTTGGATCTACCAATTCGACTTTTACGGATTCAGATACGGGCATTCTAGTAAAGGTAGAAGACGAAGGATTACCAACGCAGTCACAACCAAGTAAAGAATAATTTTCGACATATTTTCCATTCATATCTCCGACACCACGAATTGAAGTACCAATAGAACATTCTGCTTCAAATAGTGCTCTTAAATTTTTACCTTCTTCGGTATTAAGCACTTCCCAGTCTTGAAACAATACATCAAAACGACCTTTTTTGCCTTCTACAACAATCTCAATGTCTTTTTTAATATAACTTGCTATTACAACGTGAGATGCTGTTGTAGGTGATACAAATGAACCTTCTGGGTGTTCACATGCTTGACTTAATAATTGTTTAGATTCAAAACAATTTAATTGTACAGCTTCATCAATAGCAGCTTGTACAACACGAGTTGTATAAATACGTCCATTTTGATTAATACGATTAAGAATTGTACATGGAATATTTTTAACAATCAAAGTACCAGCTTTTCCAGCTGACATTTGAACGGCTTCTTTTAAACTTTTTGATAATTTAACTTTTGATAAAAATTCAGAAGACTCAATAAGGATCTGACGAGTATCCTTTTCGTTTTGATTCTTTGTCATGGATTAATCCTATAAATATAAAAAACAATTGTTCAATTTATATATTAGAACTTTTTATTTTGTATTTATTAATACTTTTGAGCTTCTTATTACCTTCTACATAATAAAAAAAAAGCCCCTATAAAGAGGCTTTTATAAATACTAAAATCATTATGCCCATTGTGCCATATGTAAAACACTATGATTTTTAATACTATCTACTTCTTCTTTTAGTTTTTCTAATCTAGTTTTTAAGGCTTCTGTAGAAATATCAAAATCAGCATCTAATTTAACACCATCACGTGCTTGAATAATACTCTCTATAAAACGTAATGAAATAAATTTACATAACCAATCTACTTTAGACATTTCAACATATTCTGGAGAATCAAAACCGATTGCTGCATAAATTGCCATTTGACCGAAACCCCAAGGTGCAATTACTTCAACTCTTTCTTCCATTCTATTTATAAAATATTGAGGTTGACCAGTTGATAATTCATCATATGAATTGCCTAATAAAGTAGAAGTTATATCAAATGTAGGTGCACTTACTTGAAAGCCAAACATTTGTTTTTCCCACATAGATGGATTTGAATAATTTGACCAATAAGGTCTCTCTATTCTAGTTACTCCTAAAAAATGAGCATGTGACATTTGTTCAGCTGGAACTTTTGGACTACCTCCGGTTAAAATATCTGTAAATGGAATATACATACCACCATTATCTAACTTAGGAGCAGCCAATCCTGCCCAATTAAATGTAGTTTGTCCACCACCAGATGAATTATATGTAGTACAATAAATAATTCGCATAGGAAAAGATCTATAGTAATCCATACAGCCTAATGTAATAGCATCTTCTTTTAATAATGCTTCTTTTGTAGAAATTGCCATATTTGGATTAGCTAAATCTAAATTAATTGCTCTATCTATTATTGGTCTAATTGGACTAAAAGTACCCATATTTTTCTCTTTATCTTTTATAAAACAATATGTAATTAATAAACTTTCTTTATTAATTGGAACTTAAATTTTTTAAGATTAGTTTAACAAGCTAGATTATACAGCTGTATTTAAAGTATTTAGATTTTCTAAATCTTTTGAAGCATTCATTAGTTTTTCAGAAGGTGTATTGCCAGGTATATCATTACCATTTACCAAGAAAATTTTATTTGTATTAAAATCTTTTACTAATACTGTCTCTTGTTTAAATGTTTTTGAAATTTCAATAGCAAATAACAGCAATAATTCACTAGGAACACCGCCTAATTCAATTGAAGTTGATTTATCATTATAGATTTTATCACCAGATTGATATTTACCTTTAAAGTTATTACCAACAGTTAAAGCACCTAAGTACATATCTGGAGTATCTCCAAATTCTTCATTCCATTTTTTAACTAATTTATTTAAAGTTTTATCCTTAAATACATGATTCATTGTAGAATAATATACTTTTTTCAAAAAGGCTTTCAATCTATTTTTTTCTGAAACATCAATAAGAGCATTTACTGATAAAGCAAATACAATCATACCGCCTTTATATTTAGAAAATCCGTATTGATCTTCAACGCTAGCAATATCTTCTGATAAAAAAGATTCAGTCATAGGCATTCTAATAAAAGATTTTTCATTATCTTCTATTGCTTTATACATTCCAGCATTATAATAACAAACGCCATTAGGACGTTTATCCTTTCCATCTGGTCTAAAATATTTAATTTCTTCTACTATCATTTCTTTTCATCCCAACGATATTTACCAGCACTCATTAATTTTCTCAAAAAATATCCATACATATGTCTAGAAAAATTAGGTTTACGAGTGCCTGATAATTCATATTCAGTGTTTTCAGAAATTAATGAAAATTTTGTTCCATGAATTTTACTAAAACCATTTTCGATATCATGTATTGAAAATTTAGATAAAACTGAACTATTTGGTTCACCATTTTTATCATACCAACGAGGTGCATATTCTTCTGTTTTCAACAATATACTTTCTTGTTTATATTTACCACATAACCAAAACATATCTTCTGCAAAAGTTTCTTTATTGCCATTATTTATAACAAAAAAGGATGCTTCTATTATATCAATCTCGTCTTCTTTTCCACGATTTTCTGTAAATCCACCTAAAACTGTAATATAGCTATAACCCAATGATCTAATATCAGCAGCTAGCTCTTCAGTATACTTTTTATTTTCTTTATTAGAATTTTCACTTCGACATGCAGAAATAAAGCATATTTCATTATCATTAATATGCTTTAATATTCTACTTAATCTAGCTTCTGTTAGTTTCATTCTTTTAAATCCTTTATTTATAATTTACTATATTATATACTATAAATTATAAAAAGTAAAACAATTTTTATTTATTCCAAAAATCAGTGCTTAAATAATTATAAAGCCTTGACATAAAACGTTTTTTAGATTTATCATTTAGTTCATTGTAATATGATACAAAATCTTCGTCGTTTTTCCATTCATTTTTTAAAAAATCTAATCTTTGTTCTGGAGTAAGGTCTTTTAAACCTTTTTTATATTTATTAAAAGATTTACTAACTATTTTAGCTAACCATGCTAAATAATGAGCATTTTTTTCATGAGGTGAATTCCAATACCACTCTTCTTTTGGTTTTCCTATAAAAGAAGCAGCTGATTTTTGTAAAAATTGTTTATTTTTATCATCAAGAAAGTGTTGAAATTCATGAATAAATGTATTTTGACAATTACCTGTTCTTGCTAATTTCAAAAGAGATTCGCCTGTCAAATATATGGTATTTTCGTCACCAGTATAAGGATTTACTCCTCTTTTTGAAATGTATTTTTCTAAATCTAAAAGATTATATAAATTTATAACTATTGTAGGACCACTTCTCCAATAAATTCCATTGGAATCTGTATCTTCTTCGTCTTGATCTAAACTAAAATAAACTCGTAAATAACCAAATTTTGTAGTTAAGTCAACAGCTACTTCATCATCTGAATCACAGTAATCTTTTTGAGGATCTAGTTGCTCAGACAACTTTTGTAAAACCTCTTCATATGTATCCAAAGCTAATAATAAATTTGCTCTGTCTGCATGAGCATCTTCTTTTATCTTTTTTAATTGATTTTCTACAATAATTCTAAACTTAGACATAACTACGCTCCATATGGATCACTATCATTACCATAAATATCTTTACCAGCTGCTTTTTGCTTAAAATACTCTTCTCTATCATATTGCATAGATTCTGGAGCAGTTTTATATTCTTCATAAGATAAATTTGGATTAGCATACCATTTATTAAATTCATCTAAATTAAAAATTTCTATATACTTAAATCCGGCTTGCTTAGCTAATTCTCTTTTTAAAGGATCTAATTCTGTCCAAGTATGAAGAATTTTTTTATAAAAATCACCAGGTTTACTTTTTAACCATTCTACATCTTTTTGATGTATAGGATTATTAGGTTCGAAAACAGATCTTCCATGTTTAATATGTTTGTTTATTTGTATAATCATATTTTCAGAAGGAACAAAAAAATCAATTTGAAAATGACGATGTGTTTCAGGATTTACAAATCTGTCATCTGTAATTGACTTTTCTATATCTGGATATTTCTTTTTTAACAAATCATAGTAATATTCCTCGTCTTTTGAAATATTATATCCAGATTCTTTATCAAATATTTTTTTATCTCCCTCTGATAAAGAATTATTTAATATATTTTCAACTAATTTACGAAACTTAGACATATTTTTATCCAAAATTCTTTAATTTTTGATATGGATTTGCACCATGATGTCTTGGTGCATCCGCTTGAGTATTACCTTCATATGGAACAAAAATTGAATAAGAAGTTGTAGAACGTCTAACATTAACTTCTGGATCAAATTCTTTCAACAAAGTCAAAACAGCTCTATTAGTTTTAGAAGGATTATGTAATGCTAATAAATCTAAACCTTTATAGCGAGGATTTGTTTCTTGAATTTCTTTTAATATACTTTCAATTTGTGGATTAGTTAATTTTTTATATACTCCTGTATTCTTCGTTGCAGTACGTCTTGCCCATGTTTTAGGATCTTTAGCCATATACCAAATATCTGGAGCATCTGTTTCTGTATTATATTCTTTACTTAACATAGACACTAATTCATTTGGAGTAATCTCTTCAGCTCTTGAACCTTTTTCAGTATTTTTTACCCAAGCTTTACCATCATTTATATCTATGATTTCGTATTCTTTTGGCTTTAAACCAATTTCTTTACCCCCTGGTACTTCATAAATATAACCTTGTCTAGAAAATTTTCTAGCCATTGCAGGACTAATGCCCCACATTTCTAAATAATGTTCAACTCTTTCTGTATTTCTAGGAGGAGTAGCTTCAGCGATAACTGATTCTTTATTGTCAGATTTTAATTTATATTCACCAGTATTCTTTAAAATTTGTATCCCATAATTAAATGGAAAACCTTTGATTTCTACTTCATCATATAATTTACGAATAGTAGCTAAAGATAAATTTTCTAACTCATCTTTATACGAATCTAAAAATTTTCTAGTTTTATTGCCTAATTCAATATCACCTTTTATAGCTCTATCTTGCCATAATTCTGGAAAACCCATTTCTTCAGAATCTTTATAAATAACTTCATTTAAAAATGCATCATTATAACCATTATGCATTATTTCATAAAACTGTTTAACTGGCATTGCGCGTTTTTCGCTTCTTTTTAAATAAGGAATTCCTTTATCAGTTCTGTCATAAAATACTTCTTTATAATAAAGTTGTGTTTTATTTGCATCAAAACCTTCTTTATTGGCATTATCTATTCCCATTAATTGAATAACGTGTTTATTACCAGCATTATCAATAAATCTAAAAGGAGCTTTTGAATATTTACAATTTGGATGAACAGCTGCAGCTATAAAAGAATAAACTTCATCTGTTTTTGAATTACCTCTAGCCAAATCAACCCAAGCATCTTCAGCTTCTGTTTCACATAATATTTTATATTTAGATAATGCTTCATTTACTACTAATGACATAGATTTTCCAACATTAGTTGAAAATTCTTTTAGTTTAAAAATATGCTTAGATTCTACCATTTTTTCTAATTTATCCTTTGCTGTCATGACTTCAGGATTACGTTCAGCATATCCATCTTTCATTGATTCAATATGTTTATTTAATTCTTTTAAAGCTAACTCTTCATCACCATCAAACTTACTAACTAAACCATCAATAATCTCTTTAGAAGACTTGTTTTCAAAATCTGATTCTTTCATTATATAATATCCTCCAAAGATTCTACTGATAATTCTTCACTAATGCTTTCATAGTAAGCATCTTTTAATCTATTTAAAAACTCATTATTACGTAATTCTTTAAAAAGAGAATTGCCTTTACCAAATTCGCCTTCGGTTGCCAAACTCTCTTTACGCATTTTTCCTAATTTTTTCCAAAGATTACCGATTATGTTGGAATCTTTTGATTGTATAGCTTTTTCAATTTCATTTACAATATGATTATAACAAGTCATATCAGGATCAGCTATTTCACCTTCTAACTTTTCTGGTTTTTTAATCCATTCATCTTTTAATAGTGAATATATACCACCAGCAACTAAAGGAGTATTAATGTTTTCGCAACCAACTTCTACTTTTAAACCTTTAATTGTAATATCATATTTTGAATTAAATACTTTTTTTGCAATTTTTAAATATTGTTCTAAAATTTCACTATTAATTCCAACATTTTCAAAATCAAAAACTAAATGTAAATCAATATCACTATGCTCATTGTAATTATAATTTGCATTACTTCCAGTAAAATAAATATCTACTGGTGCAAATAGCACTTCTAAAGACTCTTCAAAAGTTTTTGCTATTTTCAACATAGCTTCTTTTATATCTGATTTTAATTTGTCATTTTCAAATAATTCAGGATTTAATTCTTTCTTAAATTCTGTTTCTGATAAAGTACCACCTGAAGATGTTTTATGTGGTGAAATACCAAATGAATCTATTTTGGCTTGTGTAATTCCTGAATTTACCGCAGATTCTTTTTTATTTAAAGTTAAAGTTTTACCAGTTCTTTGTAAATCACGTACTTTATCTAACTTCTTTTGAGCATTTAATCTTCTTTGCACTCTATTTAAGAAGTTTCCTTCCATATCTCCCTGATTTCTAGTATTTGCAGGTTGAACTGGATTATTTGCTAAAAATTCATCTTCAGCTTTATTTATTATATTTTGTCTATCTACTTCATCATCTAAGCTTTTTTCTAAGAAATAACGTACTTTATACAATCTTTGTAATTCAGCATCATCGTTATTTCCATATAATCTATCACGATGTTGAATTTCTCTAATTTTATTATCTAAAGATAACAGTGCTTGATTGATAGACTGAATATAATTTCTATCACTAGTATAAGATATTATTTCATCACGTTGTTGTACTAATCTTCCTACTAAATCGGCATTTGCTTGATTTTTAGTAATTTCTTTATTTAAATAATCAACAGCAGCTTTTTGATTTGGAGAAAGATATTTATTAAAATTACCAGAATTATATACCGCTGACCAATATTTTAATTCTTCTTTTTCTTCTGGTGATAAATTATCTTTACTCTGTAAAGCTTTCATATTATTTTGAGCATTGGTTACCATTGTACGTCTAGCAGATTGAGGTCTAGAATTACCTTTTGTACCTTTTGTCGCCCATTCTGCTTTAATGTTTCCTTTTGCGATATAACGAATTGAATTTGGATCGTCTTCTTTTTGAATAATTATACCGTTATAACCTGTTTCAGCAGGAGCTGTATTATTACCAGCACCAAAGAAAAACATTTGATATAAAGTATCCCAAAATAATGGATTTTGATATTTTAAACCATCTTCTACATTAAAACGTAATGGCTTATTATAGATGATATCTTTTTCCATATTTATAGGTTTTTTATCAGAAATATATGTTTTTAATATATTCTGGTCTTTCAAATCCTTTGGATTATCTACAATATCATGAAAATCTTTAACTAAATATAACTTTACCTTAGATTCTGGAGGTATGTATTCATCACCTTTTACATTACCTGTAAAATAAGGATGTAAATCTGATAAATCTTCAGTGATAACTGATTCATCCCAGCCTTTCTTTGCTGGACCTCTTGTATTTGGGTTACCTTTTTGACGCTCTCTGTTTAAAGATGGAATATCATTTAATAATTTTACATAATAGTCAGATAACATATTATTTCCTCTCCATTTAGAAAACGCAGTACTAAACATCATATACGCATCCAAATTACTCTTTGCGTTTTTTTCAATCCAATCAAATACAGAAGCTTCGAAAACTTTTCTACTAACTAAACCACGTTTAGCCATCTTATCATAAAAATCTTTTTTATCGGTAAATAAACCAGAAACCACTTTAAACTGATTGGTTTCTGTATCTAATACAATACCTTTATATTTTTCGTAATTACCATCTTTAGCGTATTCTTTTAATGAATCGTCTTCAATTTCTTTAAACAATTTTATAGGCATGAGTATATAATTCCAAATAAATTTTCAATTTATTATTTAGAACTTTACAAAATATAGCTAAATCAATTTTAAGGACTGATAATATTAACTAATTATTTAAGGCTTTTATTGTATCTGGTGAAACTTTTAAGATTGCTAGAATAAATGCTTTTATATCTGCAGTTAATCTATCTGTAAATAAGTTTTCTATTTTTGATAATTGGTCATAATCTTCTTCATTTAAATAAGGTTTTAGTTGTTGAACACTTATTGTATTTAATGATAATTCTCTTATTTTATTAACTGCTAAAAACTCTAATTTTGTTCTAGGTTTTTTCATAATATAACCAAATACTTTATCCCAAGCTTTTGCTTCATCTTGAGATACTGTATTTGCTTTTATTTTTACATTAATTGATAAACTTGGAATTTTTCTATTATCACCAAAAATATCTATATTTGTCATATAAATTAGACTCCTTTATATAAATTGTTTTCGTAATCTTCTACATTATCTAGCCAATCTTGTGCAGCAGCTGCAGTAAAATATTGACCAAAACTGTCTATAAAACGAATTTCTTTTTCTTTTATTATTTTTACTAAACTTTTATCAAAATCTATTAATAGTTTCTTTTCACTATTGATTTCATCTAAAATCTTTTTGACTTTATCACCATCAAATTTTTGTATTAAAAGTTTTTCAAAAACGTAATAATTCATATATTCTTCAATTTGAGATTTCTTATTATTTAAGTATATTAAATCCCATTTGCGCTGAACAATATATATACCTTGTAAATTATTCATCATCTACTTCTGTTTTTGTTAAACTGCTTTTAAGCAATGATTCTTTTAAACTTCTATCTAATGTTGTTCTTTTTGTATTAACAAATTCCACTAATAATCTTTTTAAATCTGCTCTTTGATTTAAAAATTCTCTAGAAGTTACTGAATATGTCACATGTTCTTCTAATTCTGGATTATCTTGTATCATACCAGGTTGTCTTATTTTTTGACCTATTAAGAATTTACCCAAATCTTCACCATTTGATAAAGTATTAATAGACACTTTTGAACAAATCAATGAAGCTAAATCAGTAGGCATACCAAGTTTGATTAAGAATTGAAATTTATTTACATCTGGCATTTCAGCATTTAATTCAAGAAAACTCTTCAATAAATCTGCAATATCTGAATATTTTTGAAGAATATCTGCTGGAATTTGAATAGGCTCATTTAATCCTACCTCTACTTCTAATTTACTTACATCATAACCAGCATGAGTTAATACATTTTCAACTAAGTTTAAAATACCGGTTAATAAAGCTTGCTTTAATGGAATTAATGTACGACGTAATTTTAAGTCTTGTGCTTCTAAGGTTTGAGCTGTTGTGATTGTATCTTCACCAACTAAATAACCTTTAGGTAAACTAGAATTTCTTAAAATTTTATCTAAGAAATATTCAACGTCTTCAACTGAACTTAAATCAATATTAGATTCAATATGATCTACTTCAACTTTTTTACCATCATGCGACATCGGTAAAGTTAATATTGACATTGCACCAGGAATTTTACGTCCTGCTTTTGCACTACCTTGATCTGTAAAAATTGAATTTAAGTATTGACCTCTAAATTCATTCATATAGCCATATGCATCAACTAAATTTATGCCATTTGGTAATGGTACATAAAATACTAATCTTTGAATCTTAGATGCACGTGATAATGCTAGTAAACCTTCTAATGAAGTTAACTGGTCGAATGCGGATCTCATTGACCAAAGCATTGATTTACCATAAGGTTCTGTAATTTCATCTGGAATAGAAAAATGTACAAATTGCCATGGTTGCCATGTTTTCTTTACATTCTTTGTAGATTGTATTTGATTAACATATGTAATATCTAAATCTGTTTCATAATTAATTGGATTATAAAACTCATCTGTATTGACTTTAAAATATTTAGGATTTACAAAACTTATAATTAAATCTTCTAATACATCTATTTTATCAAAATCTATTTCAGTATCTTGCATCCAATTTTCTAAATAAGGATATTGCAAAATCATACCATAATTACCATATTTTGCAATTGAACGTGTTATATTAGCAAGACGTTGATAAATTTTATTTTTATAAAATATTTTTTCAATTAATTGTTGTGCTTTTTGATTGCTTATTCTTATTTTTAATGGATTATTTACAAATCCTTGTGCTAATACTTCTGCTACATATGTATCTAGCATCAATCCAACTTCTGCTAAATTTTCATCCATCAAATCAAATGTTTTATAAGCAGATAACAAAGTATTATAATTGCCATTATAATATGTATAAGTGCTCATAAAATCATCATATAAGGAAAAATTACCATTTTTAATACCAGAATATTTCTGAGAAACAGGAATTGATATAAATTCACCGTTTTCTGTTTGACCAACAGTAAAATTATGCTTTTTTGCCAATCCTTTCAAGACATCGAAACTTATACCAGGATTAGATACAAATAACGTATCTGTTTCTTTATCGTGATATGAAGTTTCAACAAAAGTTTTTGCAAATTTATGAAATACGCCGCTTGTCTTTTTCATCATTTATTCCTATTTCCAAGAAAGATTTATGTAGATGTCAAATCTATTATTTGTTAACTTATCTACACATTCAATTTTACCTGATTTATACGCCAATACAACAAAACCTATTGAATAGTTTTCAGATAAAACTTGCTCTATTGGTTTTAAAATTTGTATTCCCTCAGAAGGAATACATTCAAAATCTGCCCATTTATTATAAATAAGACGTCCACTAATAAAATTTAATACTGGATACTCTTCTTGCCATTCATCTATCAAAGTTGTTTCAATTAAAATGCCAGTAGAAGTATCAGAAATCTTTTGTACTTCTAATACATCACCTCTACTAAAAGGTTTGTTACAAACAATTCTAGTTAATTTACTACGCATCCAAAATTCATAACTATGCTTATTATCTAAAACTGATTTATCACTAGCATAATATGAAATACAACGAAATGGTAAATTTAATTCAGCAAGATTAGTATTCTTCATTATTTATCCTTTTTTATCCATTTAAAGATTGTCTTATTTTTACTTCACCTGATTCAGTTACTGATGTTACAACTTTTTTTGAAGCTTTAGCTTTTTCTAATAATTCATCTTCTGATAATTCATCAATTTTTGAATCCAATTCTTCTTCTAATACTTTTTTTGTAGATTCAGTAATCATTACTTTAGAATTAGTCATATTAAACTCCTTTTTATCTATTAGCTAATCTAATTTGTATTGCGTTTGGATTTAATACTAAACGCTCATTTATTTTGACTTCTTCTGCAGGTACTAATGGTAATACTGCTATTAATTCATATTGAATTTCTTTATTTAAATCATCGGTTTGGTATGCATAATATAAACCAACCCATTTAATAGTTTCACCGTTTTCTGTCCAATTTACTTTAGCTTTATCCCATTCAATAGCTTTTATATTTCTTATAATGCCATCAGTAGGAGTAGAAAATTCAATTGGATCTTTATTAATAGTAAATCCTTTAGATACTGGCTCTTTTGTAAAAGAAAATGTATTTTCATCAAATTCTATACCTAATCCTACATAAATAGTAGTATTTGTATAATTTTCTGTAGGTAATCCAAAAGAATTATCTAATACATTTTCAATGAATTTTGGAGAAAGCATAAATCTTAATTCTGAACTCATGATACTATCCTATATATCTGTTAAACTTAAGTTAATTGCACCAGGAGCTAAAACAATAGTTTCTCCTTTAAGAATTGTTTCAAAAGTAGGTAAACGCAAAACAACTAAAGGTTTTACTAATTCTTTATTTTTTTCAAAAGCAAGTGTATCAAAAACACCTATCATTTCAATTTTAGTAGTAGCATCTGTCCAATTTTCAGAAGCTGTATTAAATACAATTTCATTTATATTAGAAATTACATTATTATCTGCTTTTCCAAAAATTACACGAGCTCTTTTATAATTACCAAGTGGTCTACCACCAAAAACTTCACTAAAATCACTAGTATTTACCTGAGCACCTGTTTGAGTTAAACCTAAACCAATATAAATTTCTTTTTCTGTCAAATCCGGAGAAACCAATCCGAAATATTCAGACAAAAGCTTATTCATAAATTCGGTTTGTAAACCATAAATTGCCATAAATCTATTTCCTTATTTTATATAATTCTCTTATTAATTTAGAACTGAAATCGCTAAACTCTTTACAGAAACAACAGTATTATTTTGTAATGGATAAAGATATTTAACACCTTGTATTTCTTGAACTTCTAAAGTTTCTTGAATTAAATCACCATCCCATGAAGTTGTACTTAATGAAATAATAGCTTCATCATCGCCTTTATTTATATGAAACAGCAATGGTGTTTCACCTGCAAAATCTGTATATCCTGTATTTGTATTTAATTTAAACCCTAATATTTCACCAGATTCTGATACTTTTGTAATAGTCAATTCAAATGGAATACTTTCGGTACCCTCTTCATTTAATATTATTTCAATAGGATATCCTTCTTCTGTTAAAATAGGATATGTTTCATTTACTTTGAAATTCTTACCTGGTTTAATAATATTTTGTGCTCTATCATCATAATAAAGCATTACTTCCACTTCTTCTTCAAAAATTGGAAAATCTGGAATTTGTTCCCAAATAGCATCTCTATAAATTTTTTGAACTTTTGTGTTATCTATAGCATTTCGTATAAACCAAATCGTACCTTGTGCTCTTGTTTGATTTGTTTTACTTAAATTATTTGTATTCCAATCAAACCAAATTATACCCTGAGCTGTTTCTGAATTTTCGTAAGTCTCTTCTCTTGCAGGAACACAATTAGCAATTCTAGTATAAGTTTTACTATTGCTAAGTTGTTTCATTTGAGTACCTAAAACTACCCATTCTCTAGCTATCTTTTCTTCACGAGAATTGTATTCATTAAATATAATTCGAGAATTTCTAGGTAAATGCAATTTAGATGGAATTAATACCTCTAGAGGATATAATGCATCCATACCATCTGCAGACATACCTTCTTCTGATACATTTTGACGATATTCTGTAAATTTTGGTACCACTGTTTCAGTAGTATCAATCCAACAAATATCTACAAAATTACTATATTCATCTACATTATTTTCTAAAATATTACCATCTTTGTCAGCTGGTATTCTCACCAATACTGAAATACCCCAGTTACTAAATAAAGCTTCATCTCTAAGTGCAGCTAAATAAGACGCATGTTCATCTATAAATGCATCTCTTAAATTATATACTGAAAAGTTAGTTTCTTTTAGTCTTGATATATTTTGTTTTCTAGCCATTTTAAATGATTTAAATAAAAAGTTTCAATATATTCTTAGAACTTAAATTAATACTATTCTAGTTTTTTAACAAACTCATAAAAAAGGGTCTCTATAACAAAGACCCTTTCCTCTAATATTGCAATTTAACTTATTTATAATATTACATCATTCCAGTTGGCATCATATTAAGATTAACACCTTTGTTTTCAATAGGATCAACTGCAATCATAACATTCGAAGTAAGAGCTACAGCAGCAATAGAAGAAGCTGCATATACAGTTCCTTTTACTACCTTACAAGGATCATAAATACCTTCTTCAAGCAAATTAACAACTTCCAAACTCTTTGCATTGTATCCAATATTTATATCCTTTTTAGCCAATACTTCACGCATTACTAATTCAACTGGAACTCCTGCATTTTCAAGAATTGTCTTGAAAGGAGCTTTCATTGCATTAGCAAATACTTTTATACCAAGTGCTTCATCTGTATTATTTGAAAGTACTTCACTTTCAATTTTTTCAGATAAATGCAACAATGTATTACCCGCACCTGGCAAATAACCTTCCTCTAAAGCAGCTTTAACTGCATATTGAGCATCATCTAATCTATCACGTAATTCTTTAATTTCTTCTTCTGAAGAACCACCTACTTGAATTACCGCTACACCTGTAGTAAGAGAAGCTAAACGTTTACCTAATTGTTCTCTTTCAAAAGTATCATTTTCTTTTAAAGCACCAATTAAGCCTTCGATTGCTTCAACTCTTGCTGCAATCTTGGTTACATCACCTCTACCACCGCGAATAATTGTTTCATCTTTTTTAATAACAATTTTTTCACAACTACCAAAATCAGCAGTAGTCATTGTATCATACTTGATGCCCATTGGATCATCACCAACATTAGCACCGGTATAAATACCTAAATCACGAAGGATATCTAAACGACGATCTCCATATCCAGGTGCTTCAACACAAGCAACTTTTAATTGTCCACCTGTTCTGAAAATATTCATAGCTAAACCTTGTGTAACGCTAGTATCAAAAGATTCTGCTATTACTACAACTGGAGTACCATTCTGTACAGTACCTTGAATTAACTGAATTAATGCTCCAAAATTTGAAATTTTTGAATTACAAAGTAAAATTTTTGGATTATCAAATTCAACTGTTTGTTCTTCATGATTTGTTACAAAAAATTGTGAAGTCCAACCTTTATTAAAAGTCATACCTTCTTTAAATTCTAAACGAATATCACGATCTTTTGTTTCTTCAACTAATACTACACCTGCTTTTCCAACTTTTTGATAGGCTTCTGCAACAATTTTACCTAATTTTTCATCACCATTGGCTGAAACAGTAGCAACATTTATCAAATCTTGATCCGTTTTAACTTCTATTGCTAAATTATCAAGTTGTGAAATAACATAATCTCTAGCTTTTTCAATACCTCTTCTAAAAGAAGTACGATTTACAGCATGTTCACTTAATTCAATTTGACGAATACCACCATTTACAATAGCTTGGCCAATTACTGTAGCACTAGTTGTACCATCACCAACAGAATCCATTTGTTTTTGAGCGATTGAAATAGCTAAATCAGCTCCTAATTTAACTTTTTCATCTTTTGGTGAAATTTCTTTAGCAACACTAACACCGTCTTTAGTAATAATTGGCATTTTATCTTCGCGTTGAATAACTACTGTATTTCCAGCTGGACCTAAAGTAGATCTAACAGCATTTGCTACTAAATTCAAACCTTCCACTAAATAATTTTGAGTATCTTTTCCAAAATATGCAGATTTACTCATATGATTTCTCCTTTTTTTAATTTTACTCTACGATTTCTGCTTCAATTTCTTTTGCAACAATATCCGCAGCATATACTCTAATAAGTTTCTCTCCATTAAAGTTTACTTTTGTTCCAGAAACTTTAGCAAATGCAATCTTATCACCAATTTGTACTTCAGTTGGAACAAAAGTGCCTTTTTGCCAATAACCGTTTGAGCATGAAACTACTTCACCAAAAGTAAAATCAACATCTAATGAATCTGGAATAATCCAATCACCGACTTTGTTTTCTCTAACAATTTCTTTTACAAAAACATTAGGACCAACGGCTGCATACATTTTATTACTCATTAGTCATTCTCCTTTTCAAAATATTCTAAAATATCTTCACTACCTTTAATTAAAGTACCATCATCTAATTGTAAAGTAGGTAAAGATTTTACCCCTGCTGCTTGCGCTTTTTCCATATTTTCATCAGCAATACACATATCAACATTTATATTACTTGCTTTCAGTGCTTCCTTTAAATTTTTACAAGGAATACAATTTTTTCCAACAAATAGTAGCATAGCTTCTCCTTTAGAATTTAAAAAAATCGATTGCTTTTGCAAAAAAGTTGTTATTTTTCTTTTCTTCTTTAGCAACAGGTTCCCATTTATGTTTTAGCTCTGTTTCTTTTTTAATATCTTCTTGAGCTTCATCTTTTTGTTTTTTAACAGTTTTTACTCTTTTAATTACTTTTTTTGCTTCCTTAGCCATATTATTTTCCTCAAAATTAAAACATATTGTATATTATAGAATACCAACTCTTATATAAAAATTAACTGAGAAGTTCCATTTTCATAAACTACTGCGTTACAATGTGCCCATTTTGTCATACCTTTTTGATTATAACTGAGCTTTAATTTAGATAAAGTTCCAACATAAACTGTTTTTTCAAAAATTTCTGGACTATGTGTATGACCACAAATGCAATCTTCATAGGTTTTATTAAAGGAATTAACACTACCTCTTGCTCCTGATATACCAGCATCACCGTGTTCACTTAATTCAATACCAGCAATAGAAAAACTAGTATTTAATTTCAAGTATTGAACATTATTAGGTAAATACTCACTCAGTATATTTTTGTCATCTAAATACATTTCAAATAATTTTGCTCCTATACGAGCATTTGCCTTATCTTTTGTAAATTCGCCTGTCTCTAACCATTTTCTAATAAAATCATCATGATTTGAATTTACAATTTTAAATTCTGTATTTTTGAATGAATTTGCTAAATACTTTAAATTAATCACAACTGCATTTAACTCATCTTCTAATGTCTTAGTTTCCGCAGTAGTATTTTTTACCTTAGATAAATATTGATACATTTCATGATGAGAAATACTATTCCAAGATGCTACATCATGTAATAATACAGTTTTAGGATTATAAGTAGACATAAATTTCATTGTCTTTTTTAAAGCTTCTTCATCATCTTCTGGTAAATGTAAATCACCTAATACTAAAGCTGGAATATTTTTAACTTTTTTAACACCATCTGAAGAATATCTTTTATCCAAATCATAAATAAATCCATTTTTATAGACCAAATTACGAACAAAATATCTATTATGTTCTTCATTCCATTCTAAAAGGATTGCTCCTAACTTATGATATTTATTGTCAATTTGACCAGCTACGGTTTCTTTATACTCAACATTTGAAATAGTACCGGTTGAACAACCTACTCTAAACGCATTAAATTGTTTGTAAGGTAACATTCTTAAATATTGTTTAGTTGATCCAACAATTATGGTTGTTAAATCTGTTGATAATTTATCAAGATTCATAAGTGGATTTTTTTGAGTTTGAGGTATTAAAAAATCCTTAGCTAAACAATTACTATCTTTTTCAAATTCAAAACTCGTTGCTAGATATTTATTTATTAAAGCATAATCGAATTTAGAAAATAATGAATTTTTCTTATATGATTTACCCCATAATATACCTAATTCTGCTTTATTTTCTTTACAGTAATTCAATAAAGTCGTAAAACAATCAACATTTATCTCTGAACCATCCATAGCATATGTTATTACAACTTTATTTGCTTTTTTGTTAAATACTTTAGTTGATGCTACGCGTGTAAGTTGTAAAGTAAAATCAGCTTCTTCCATAAAATTTTTCCAAGTACCCCAGATTTTTTCAATGAGACTTGTTGAATTAGTAGGATTCATTGTACGATATTCACCTCTGGACAATTTCTTACCAGCTAATTTACATAATTCATTAAATTCATTTAAAATTTCTGTCTTACTTATCATTGTTTACTCTCTTTTTATTAGTAACTTTAGATTTTGCTGATTTCTTTTCTGATTTCAATATTTCTTCATCAAATTTAGCTCTTTTTAATTCATATTGTCTTTTTTGAAATAACTCATTTTCAATTATTTGATCACATAAACCATAATGTAAGCATTGTTCAGCACTTAAATAACCACGCTCATCACTTTGTAATTTTAATAATTCAGTTTTTGATAATTTATTTTCACAAGCATCTAAATATAAATTTACAATATTATCAGCATATTCTTTATTTTGATGATACATCTTTTCAATTTCACTATGTTTAGTAGTAACATCCCAAATACAACCAAAATGAATAAAATGTCTTGACATAGCACTCATATATCTTTGATCACCTTGTACTGCAATCATAGAAGCTGCACTTCCAGCTAAACCTAATACAAACGTATATATTTCAATATTATATAATCTTGCCATATTAATTAATCCAATAATGGTTAACATTGTATCAACTTCACCACCTGGACTATTTATAAAAAACATTAAACGTTTATTTTGATTTTGTTCGTTTAATATAAATGAAGTCATATCTCCAATTAAATGCGCACAATTATCTGCGGTTATAGTATCTAAGATGAATATTTTTTCATTCATCATATAATTCTTAGGTGTTTGATTTGTAATATTATCTGTCGTTCCTGACCACACTTAAAATGCTCCTTTTTTAAAGTTATATGTTATTGAACTATAAGTAAAAGCCTTAATTTTTATAAATATTTCCATTCTTAAACAAAATTGTTCTAATTTAAAGATTATTAAAATATTTTAATCAAAGGACAATTTAATGACTATTAACATAGAAGAAACTCTTCAGTTATTTTCAGAAAAAGCTGGAGAATCATGGTTTTTGCGTAGACAATCAGATGGTCAATATGCTATCGTAAAAGGTAATGAAATATATGCTGTTTTTGATGCAGATGAATTAGATGAAGCAGAAAATAAATTAGAAGAATTAAATTCTTCAATGCAAGAAGATTTAGAACATCAACCTGATTTATTTGATAAAACTTTAGGTAGTTTTTACTTAGAAGGTGATGAAGTAAAGGTTGAAAAAGCTAAAGACGGAAGTAAAAACTTTATCTTTAGTCCAAAAGTAGGAAATTATTTAGATTCACAAATCATGAATCCTGAAGATACAATGCATATTGTTGCTTTGTTAGCAGATAGATATATAAATTCTGATGATTTCAGTAAAGTATTACAATATGCAAATAGAGAAGATAGTCTTATTTTTAATACTACTGAAAACGGTCCTATTAAAATATCAATGAATGATTTATTTGATTATGCTACATATTTAACAAGAGAAGAAAGATTTAAAAGAGTTGCTAATGAATCTTTATCTACTTACTTAAAAAGAGCACAAAAAGTATTCAATGAATCTTTTAAAAAAGATTAATAATAAAAAGAGGTTGTTATGGTTAAAGCATTTAACATCAAAACAAAATTAAAAAATATTTTAAATGAAGCAGATGGTGATTTTACTTCTGTCTTAAAAAATACAGAAACATTTGATCCTACAAAAAATATAAATTTTGAAACAAATGATATAGCTTCTGAAGAAAATGATGAAACAAAAGCAAAATTAACAGCAAAAGCTGTTGATAAAATCAAACAATCTTTAACTGTAACTGATGAATTACAATCAATTTTAAATCAAATTAATAAAATAAACAATGAAGATGGTTATGCAGAATGGAAAATAAATGAAGAAGGTAATACTGCTTCATTACGTAAAAAAAATGCATATATCTTTAAACAAAATGATAATTTGTGTTTATCTTATAATGGAAAAATTCAAATCTTTAAATCAGTTGATGAATTACATAATTGGTTAAAAGAAAATAATTTTCCTTTACCAAAAGATATTAAATTACACGAAGGTACAGAATATAAATCTCAAATTCATCCTTGGCATCAACTTCAATTTATTAATGGAAATGTTGGTTCAGGAAGTTGGGTATTTAAAAAAGCTCACGAAATTTATAATTCATTTGAACATAATGAAATTTCTGAAGAACGTGCTAAAGAACTATTAGGTAAATTAGTTTATGATGTACAAATTGCTTTATGGGGTGATGAAAACGGTAAAATTACACCTTTAACAGAAGATGAAAAACCAAAAAATATTGGAAGATTTTCTAAATTCTTTGAAGATCCGGTTTATATGACTAAAGATGGAAAAGAAATTAAAAAAGGTGATACTGTACCTTGGACAGATAAAGATAAAGAAGAATTAGAAAGATATAATAACAGATTTAAATCTACTATTCATAAAATGGGTAAAGATAGAGAAAAACAAGCTCGTCAATATATGACTAAAGATGATTTAAAATTACATGCATTTACAAGTAAAACTAATACTCAAAATAAAAAATGGTATTTAAAACTAAAAAGTAAAGTTAACAATTCTGAAAATCAATATTTAAATAATGATTGGAAAAATGGTGATTTATTAGTTAATAATTTAAATGATGCTAAATCATTTGAATCTAAATCTGACGCTTTAAAAGCATATCATCAAGTATTATTAAAAACAGAAAATCCAAGTATATACTTCTCTCCTATTTCAGAATGTTTTGGAGGAGTAACTACTGGTACTTTAGGTACTGCTGTACAATATGTAGGAAATAAAAAAGAATCTTCTTTTAAAGATGAATTTTTAAAATTATTAGATAAAAAAACAGATGATATTACATTAAAAGAAGATGATACTCCAGAAGATTTTGCTACAAATATAGACAATACTCCAGATATGCCTTTAGATGATGTAGAATCTCCAATGGATACAGAAACATCAGATTTAGATATGAATACTGATATACCATTAGATGATACTCCAGACTTAAATTTTGGAGATATAAATATATCTGGTGGAAATGGAAACTATAGTCCAGAAGATACTGAAGAAAATCCAATACCTAGTATTCCTCAAGATGAATATAAAATTATAGATGTTTTAATAAATGATACAGATGAAACAGATATAAAAGTAAAATTACAGAATATAGAAACAGGTGAAATAGAAATAAAAGAATTAAGTGAAATAGATATTTAAAAAAAAGAAAAGGAAGTATTTAAACTTCCTTTTTTATTACTTGTTATTTATTACTTCTGTATGTAACAATAAACACAATTTATCAACATCTTCTTTTAATATACCTAATGATCTTCCTGATACTTTATATGTAATATAAAAAAATTTAGGATTATAGTTTAATTTAAAAAAGTTATTACTTTTATTATTTATTTTTCCTGATTGATAATCTAATATTAAATGAAAAAGTAATTTTAAGTTATCTTTATTACCAATTTCAAGATAATAATTTCCATTATAAATGTAATAAGTATCACAATATAAAAACTTATTATACTTTTTTTCAATTTTTAAATTAGACATATTTTCTCCTTTAATATATTTAAATTTTAAATATAATTTTTTTAAACATACTTATTATATTACTTTATTATAAGATGTATTATTTATTTTCTTATTAAGTAGTAATATATTTTGTTTTTATTCTTATTTATTATTCTTTATTTTTTTATGTTATTATTTAATTTTATTATTAAGTTAATATTTATTTTTTATGATTTTTTAAAGAAGTAAATAAGATGTGTTTTAGTACGTGTAAAACTTGTATATTTAATAAATATATATTTAGAAGTAAAAACTTTTTAAAAAAATAAAATATAATTTTCCAAATAGTATATATTTTTGATATAAACTATTGTTTTATAAAGATAATTATTTTTGAATTTTTTATTTACTTTAAGTATTCATAAATAGATTTCATTCCAGGACATCCTGTTTCATCAAATTTTAACTGACAACAGTCAGCATTACAGTAAGTAAAATATTTACAAATCAGACAAGAAGCAGGAATTTGTTTTTCAAAGTTTATCAATTTATTTTTTAAATCCATATTTATTTGATTTAAATTACCATATATGTTATTAGCCATATTTGGACAAGAAGCAATAGTTCCATTTGGATTAATAGTTATTACTCTTTTCATACATTCTCTTGCTCTACAACCAAGAAATATACCTTTAATTGAATTTTCTACACCTTCAAATAATGGTATTATTATATCTGTATTTTTTTCGTATAATTTGTATAATTCAAATAAGTATAAATCTTGATCTTTATTTGAAGGTTTGACTTTATTAATAGTAGCTCTACCTGTTTCAGTTATTCTTTCAATATTAAAACGTTTAATGTTTAAATTATTAAAAAAATCAAATATTTCTTGAGGAATTACGTTTTTAATAACATAATCTGTTAAACAAATTATAGGTTGAACTTCTATATTTTCTTTATGTAATAATTTTACATTGTTAATCCATAAATTTCTTTCATTATCATTAGAAAATCTTAAATCACCAAAATCATATGATGTCATAATCATACTATTATCATCAAAAGGTTTCATTTTATGAAATAACTTTAAATGAGTATCAGTTATATTATATATAAGATTAGTAGTTATACACCATCTTAGATTTAAATCTTTAGTTTTATCCAAAAAAGATAATGTTTTATTTATATCATACAATAGTGGTTCACCACCATGTAATGAAATATCTATTCTATCGTTTGGATTAGTTTTTTTAAATTCTTTTAACCAAACAATAACTTTTTCTAAAGTCTCATCAGACATTGAATTATGATTATTCATAATTTCATTATAACAATGTTTGCATTTTAAATTACATCCATTTGTTAATTTTATATAAATATTATAATCCATTGTTTATTCCTACACATTTATTACATGTATTTAATTTACCTGATGTTGAATTATTTCTTAATTTATTTGCTTTTTCAGAAAACCATATATCTTCTAAATTAGAATTCATAATATTACCTATTGTAAATTCTTCATCTATACCAAATCTACAAAGATTTATATCACCAGTAGTTTTTATATGACATAAATTATATAAACCAAAACAAGGTAATTCACATAAATGTTTAAGTATTTTTGAATTATTAGATAAATCTATAAATTTGTTATTTATTTTAGCGGCATGATTATAGATTTGAGTATAATAGTGTTTATCAACTAAAGTATCTAGGTATTTTGAAAAAGAATCTTGCTCAGAATTATTGTAATAAATAGAAGAAGCAGATATTTGTGTTTTAGAGTTTATATTATTTCTATATTCAATTAATTCCTGCATATTTTGCATTATCAAATCAAAAGTATCACAACCGGTTACATCTAAATGTGATAATTTATTATATCCGTTTAATGAAAATTTAATAGATTTTATGTTATTTTCTACAGCATATTTTAAAGGATCTAATAAAATACCGTTTGTAGTAATAAATATAACGCATTCTGGGTATGTTTTTTTGACGTATAAGATATAGTTTTTGAATTTTGGATGTAATGTACCTTCACCCATATGAAACAAGCCTATTTCTGGAATTTTTAAGCGTTTTGCTTCATTTATAACTTTATAAAATATTTCATCAGATATAAAGGATTTAGTATTTTTTAATTTTGGTACAATACAGTATGTACATTTATGATTACAAATGCTTGCTAATTCAATTTTAATTGATTTTGGTAATGTAATTTTATCAGTATCAATGTTATATGCAATATTTGATACCCTATTTATTATAGAGTCTGTCATGTATAAAATCAGTTATAATTAGTTTTAAAGCTTCAAATTCGGTTTGATTATTTGGCATACCAAATCTAGTAAAAGTATGATTATCAACAACGAATTTATGACAAGGTATATTACTAATAACATCTCCATAAAGAGTTATAAAGTTATTAGTTACATAATCTATAGAAGAAGTCAGTTGTATTAATTCTTCTTTATATCTAGGTTTATCTATATCAAAATCAGTGTTCATTAACCAAGAAAACGCTAAACTATTTATATATTGTTCTCTTTGTAAAGACATTTTATGATGTAAAGATTTTGGATAAATAGCAAAACCCAAACGTAAACCACATCCAATTAATTTATCGAAAGAACCAACTATGATATTTTTTGGATTTTTTAATAAAATCTCAATGCTTTGTTTCATACAATCTATATTTTGGTAAGTTATATCACATATATTATATTTAGCGGTACTTTCATCTAAATCTTTAATTAAACAGTCATATTCAAAACAAGTTGTTATACCGCAATTTGAATATAAGACATCTGTTTTTGTATTATAAAAGTCTATTGGAGTTTTGAAACTATTATCTGTTTTATCATAGGTAAATTGTTTATAGATAGGCTTGATATCCAAAGCTTCACAATATACTTCTAACATCCTCCATGTTGGACCAGCCCAGCATAATGTTTTTGGTTTTAATGCTAATAACACATTCTTCATTGTATTTTCACAACCATTGCCTAAAAAGAAAGTATCAGGTTGCAAATTAAAGAGTTCACCAAATTTTTTATAAGCATAATACATATCTGGATATAATCGAACATTAGTTGTAAGATATGTATCTTCTCCTGGTTCATTTTGTGTAGATAAACCATAGTTTCTTTGTTTATAAGCTTCTCTTTTTATCATTTTCCCACCATTTTACAAAATTATCACCAATCATCATACCGTTTATATCACATATTTCACAACATTTAAAGCATTGTCTACCTTTAGCAGAAAGCATACCTTTTCTTTTCTCTTCTAATATATTTACAAAATAATCGTAGATTGAAGTATTGAAAATATTATATTCAGAAACGCTATGATTATTCCAGTCTGCTTCACATTGTAGATAATTACCTGTTGTATCTATAAATATTTTATAAAAAGGATAATTACATCTAGTATTTAATTTTACTTTTTTTGTATTTAAATATCCCGCTCTATTGTAAATATTCATTTGTGGATTTTGCATATCATGATTTCTAAACCAAGCTTTGGTATTTTTGAATTTTTCTTTATATTCATTAATTTTATTCCATTCGTGTACAGAAATTTTAATTTGAATGGATGGTCCATAATTTTCTATTTCTTCCCAATCTTCTTTTTTTAATAAAGTACCATTAGATACAATAACTATTTTAAAATTACTCAATTCTTTTATAATTTGTTTAAAGTTAGGATTTAATGAAGGTTCACCGAATCCAGCTGTACAAATATATCCTTTATAATTAATATTCATTAAGTATTCTTTTATTTTTAAAATATTATCTAAAGGCATAAATGTTGGATTATTTGTTTTCCAACCTAAAGATTGAGGACAAAATGGACATCTGAAATTACAAATATTTGATAAATTTAATTCAATACTACGTAAACAATCAATAGTAGTTTTGACTTCTACATTCTCTACATCATTTTTCCAAGTATTCATTAAAATAGGATTTTCCATCTATATAACCTTATTTTTATAGTCTATCTTATCATTTGATATAACAATACAAGCTGGAATAGAAGGAAGATTTAAGTATAATGCTGCAAAAACTCGACAATTACATGCTATAGGATATAACATATTATTATCGGTGAGTAAAAAACAAAGAGGATACTTAAAACCTTCTTCAGAAAATTTTTGTATCCAATATTCAACCTCTCCTATTTCTTTCCTTGTAGATATCCATTTATTTTTATTTGTTATATAATTTATTTGATCGAAGCTACTAATGATTCTATCAAAGTTTTTTAAATTTATAAATTGTATAAAATTGTCTTTGATTTGAACAAATTTTTCTTCTTTAAATAAACTATAATTATTTTTTAGATTCTCAATATTAAGAACTAAATCGGTAGGAGTTGGTAAAACAGCATCTTTAAACTTATTTATACTTTTATAATATATACCAAAATTAATATTTATGTCAGTATTAATACTACTATATAAAGTTTTATCTAAATGAATAGTATTGTTATCTATAACATAATAATTAAAACCTGGATTTAATGAGCATATATCAGTTACTTCATCATTTTCTGAATGCCACTCGATTTTATTTTTAAATAAATTGTCAGTTAAATTAATACATGTATCGTATCTATACACTAGTCGTGTTAAAAAATTCCCAAAATCTTTTCTATCATATTTTTTGATATCTAATTTTGGGAATAATTCGTTTTTTTCTATGTAATTAGCTATTTCTGTATAATGCATTATGGAATCATAAAATATGGTTTTAAAAATTCATTTAATTTTTCTTTATTTACTTCTGGTTTAATGTAATATGAAAAATCATAACTTGCAAAAGGTTCACTAATTATACATGCTGGAATAGATGGTAATCCTAAATATTTGGCAATAAGTAGTCTCTTATTTGAAAATAAAGGTAATAATGAACCATCTTTTAATAATTTGAATTGTATTACTTTCTTTAGACCATTTTTTGCAACATCTTTTGCTAAAACATTTAATTTTGTTTGATTTGCACAGCTGTGACCATAATAAATACTTTCTTCAGTATTATAAATTAAAAATTTATTGTCAACAATATGATTTGTATAAAATTCTTTAGGTAAGTTTATATACAAATAATTATAATCAAAATATTTATCTTCTAATGCTTTAAATATACCAAATTTAGTTTCTTTTAATTTAGAAAATGTACAAACTTCTGGAATATATTCAAAATGTAATGTATTCTGTACTGTTTTTCCAAAATTTTTAAAGATTTCATAATCTTTTATTCGTTTTGCATAATTATAAACAGTAATTTTTACATTAATTGTAGTTTCATCATTTAAATAGTGATAAATAGTCTGTGGAATAACCAATGTATCAGTAATCGCATAGTATATCATTCCATCATAAAAATAGTCTTTTAGCTTATTGAAATTCTGTTCTGTTATTTCATCATTTTCATTAATGATTACATTTTCAAATTGATTTAAAAAATCTTTTTTTATTTCAAAATATGCACTTTCAGAAACTGATTGACAATCCTGTTGATTGTTAATGCTCAATGGACATGTATCTAATTCCAATTCTGGACTATATTCAGAAGTACCTAATTTGCTAACAACAAAATTACGATAATCTTGTTCACTTGAATATGTTATTGGAGAGATATCTTTAGTTTCTGCATATATATCATCACCTTCTACATATGCAATATCGTCATTATATTTAAGATCTTCATCTTTTAATATAGATACATCTAACATTTTACTCATAACTTAAATTATCCTTAATAAATTGTTCTAAACCATCCACAAATTGAGTCCATTCTTCTGGTTGATTCATACCATATAATAAAGTATTAAAAGGTGTATAAATACCTATTGTCTCAAATAATTCATTATTAGTTTCTGTAAAAACATCATCATAGAAAATAGCTTCTGTTTGTACTTCATCATTAAATAATTCAATAAAAAGAGCTTCTTTAATTAAACCACAAATGTTGTTATTTATAACTATGCCTTTTTCATGTTTTACATCTTTTAAATCTAATGTAGTATCTTCAAAATCTAATCTAGAAATAGGATATAGAGGCAAAGAATATATAAATGTAAGTAATTTCATTAAAAACGATTGATTATTTTTAATGAAGATTTCAATTTCGTTATCATTTAAAATAGATTTCGTTTCAAAATATTGATGAGTGTATATACTCAAAACTTTTATTAAAGTATTGTTGATTTCTTTAATATTATAAATAATATCACCTTCTAAATAAAACTTAATAAAAGCTTCTTTAAAAGAATATTCACATTTTGAAAAATCTAAATCTACATCAAAGTTTGTATTTCTTAAGTAGATATATGAAATTCTAACATTATCTTCTGAATTTATTCCAGGGTAGTTAATATTACTCATATCAACTATTGCCCCTTTTTCTTTTATTTCATTCATAATGTTAAAATCATAAGGTAAATTAGTAAGTATTTTCAAAATTTTCTCCTTTTATCGTCTAGATCTCTGATCATGACAATTACTATGACAATTCAAATGACAAGTATACATATTATATGTTAATTGATTTCCAGTATAACAAGTATTATACCAAGAATTATAACAGTTAGTTACAGTATTATTAAAAGAAGCAGCAGTTATTTTAGCACCTGCTGTAATTCCACTGTTTGCAGGATTAAGTGTTATAGATGTTGTACCTTCTCTAGTCCAAAATTTACTTGGATTACCATTTGCACTATCTGCACCACCGGTTACTGCTGGAAATGTATTATTAAATACTGCTCTTCCAGATATTTGACTTTTTAAAACACGTGTACCATATTCATTATGATACCAATTTGCATTAAAATATCTTATCTTATTTAAAGCTTGTGTTACAGAAAGCATGCTTGACCAAAGAGTACTCGCTTTTATAATTGTATCTGAAATAGTTAAACTAGGAGCAGTTTTAGCATTAAACTGAGCTGTTTCAATAGCTTGTTGTGGATTAGTAAAATAAGTAGTTTGTGTTGTAGTAGTATAATCTACATTAGCAGTTGCTGCAAATTGAGGTAAATTTCCAGTATGGTATGTAGCAAAATTATAAATAGGTGTAGATACTCTAGCATTAAAATCGTTTATGCAGCCAATTACGCTTCCAGATGTAGCTTTTCTAATTACTTGTCCTGCTGTTACAGTCATTTATTTCTCCATACTTTCTATTATTTTATATAAACCTGAACAGTATGGTTTTTTAAAATCTACTAAATGCTCAGCTTTACATTTTTTATAATACTTACATAAATTACATTGTTCAAAATATAATTTTTCTTCTATTTTACAGTGTTTTTCCCATTCGGTTAAAGAGTTAAATTCTATATTTTGTTCAATATCACCATTATATATAATGGAACTATAATTACCGCTTGGATTTATAAATAGAAAACTATTCATTGTTGGAACATATTTGTCATCATTTAATATAATTTTATTAGTTATTTCAAAGCTATAATTACCTTCACTATGATATTTTAATATATCATATAAAAATTTTACATATTCTTTTGTTGTAATATTATATTTGAATGAATTGTTGATTGAAGGATGATATTGAATGAAAAAAACGTCATGACCTAATTTTTCATAAAAATCTAATAAATCTTTTGTGTTTTTATTTAATATAGATGGTAAAACAACTATTGCTAATTCATGTTTAGTTTTTAGTTGTCGTAAATTATATAAAGTATTTTTATAATTATCTCTTTCTTCATTTAAAGAAATAGATACAGGTATATTATATTGATTACAAAAATCAATGAATTTTATATTTGAAAGATTTGTAACAAAAGAAATATTATACTTTTCTAATAGTTTTATTAATCGTAAAAGATATTCATTTGGCAATAAAGATATTTCTCCACCATATATTGAAATATGATGAATATTATATTGGTCTTCTAATTCAATCAAGCGCTCTTTTAGTATATTTAAATCTAAGACAGTTTTATCTTTTTTTAAATCACCAAGATAACAATATCTACAGTTAAAATTACAATAAAAAGATGGAATTATTGAGAGTTGTAAGGGTTTTTTTGTATCCATTTTTTATATCTTTCTTTTATTTCAGGATTTTCTTCAATATATTTATGAGCACGTTTATATGGACAATCAGTTGGAGTAAAACCTTCAAATACAACAGAAACCCAACATGGCATTTGACAAGTTTTATAATATTCACAATTTAAACAACCTCTTTTCATCATACCAAGAGATAATTTTATATCGCTCACATTTTCTTCAGTAATTATATCTGCGTATTTACCATAAAACATTTCTGCCGGTAAAATAGATGCTCTTTTTACACAATCTACTGTCGCTTGACCATTTGAATATTGTACACAAGTTTTACAATCACAATAGTGTTGAGGTATATAGATTCCTTCATTTATAGTTGTGTTTACTAAATTACTAATAACATTTATATAATATAAATCATTATCTAAACCCCATTTAAAAAATGTAAATAAATCATCATCATTTGGTAATAATTCTTTCCAATTTGGATTAGCGGTATAAAAATTTATATCATATCTTTCATTAAAATCTAGTCTATCTAAATCAGATTTTCCAGATACATATTCTTCTATTGTCTTTTTAGTTAAAGTAATTGATAAACAATTAAAGCATTTCATTTCGTGAAAATATTTTACGTTAGATATCATTAATTCTTTTTGCTTTTCAGAAGAAAATCTACCACTAGGATCATAGCTGAAACCTATTGTACCATTTGAATATTTTAATATATCTAGTACTCTATCACGTTTTGTAAATACTCCGTTTGTTAACCAAGAGTATTTCAGTGTTATTTTTGGAAATTCTGTTTTAAACAAGTTATTAAAAGTATCTACAAAATTTTTATATTCTTGAAACAATGAATCTGGCAAACCATCAAAAAATAGCTCACCTCCCCATAACCGAACATTAACTTCTTGTATATTAGGATATTGTTTAAAATCTTTTCGTACAGCTTTCATTACTTCAAAAGGAATATTTCTAATATAATTTAAATCAATTTTATTATTTCTATGTCCTTCGAAACAAAATTTACATTTTAAGTTACAAGCTTCAAATAAAGAGCAAGCTATTTCATAAGATTTTGGATCTTTATAAAAAGGTATTTTAGGTAATTCAGATGGCATATCAATATTACTTATATCTAATAACTTACTCATTTATTACTCTTTCATATAATTTTTTAGGAAAGCTACACACATGTTGTAATTTACAAGGTTTACATTTTCCAGCTAATTTACAAGTTAAACATTCTTTTAATACGAACTCTTTTTCGTTTTGAGGACAACCTCTTTTTAGTTCTCCATTTGGATATAAAGTAAAAATATTATCGCAATCACAATTCCAATTTAGTACTCTATCCTTGATTATATTTTTAAATTTAAATTTCCATTCTTTGTCTATTTTACATAACCATTCATCGGCTTGTATGTGTAAATCATTTTTTATATTATAATCAATCAGATGTTCGAATAAAATTCCTTCTATTGCATTATAATTATTCCATTCATATAAATATTTTAGAAAACTTGATATTTCTAAATCAATTAAATCTTTTGTCATAGTTATTAAAACAATACATTTCATATCATATTTTTCTAATAACTTTAAATTATTTAGCCAAAGTGTATATTGTTTATCAGTGAATCGTTGCAAATTCCAAGAAGTTGCTATGGAAATCTCTTTTTGTTTTAATATTTTAATAATATTTTCGTCTAGCAATAACAAATTGGTTGAAATAGATGTAATTTTATTACTATTAATCAATTTTAAATATCTGTCTTTGTGTAAAAGAGGTTCACCTCCGAATAATACATTTTCTGAAAAATTAGTTTCAGAAAAAGCTTTGTAAAAAGAATTTTCATTGAAATCATCTTTTCGTAAATGTAATTCACAATGCGGGCAGTTTAGATTACATGTAAAATTAGGAATGATGTATAATTTGCTCATTTTTTATCTTTTCATATAATTTTTTAGGAAAAGTACATTTTTCTTGAATATTACATCCACCCTTACAAATAGGATAATATTCACATTGGTAACAAAAAGGTTTTTGAGGCTCATATTCATAATAAGGACAACCATCTTTTAAATAACCGTTTGGCATAATAGTAGTTGTAGTTTTACAGTAATTTTTCCAAATACGTTTACCTTCAATAATTTGTTTAATTTCATTAAAAATTAAATTTAATGGCTTTTTAAATTTCCAAATATCATATAATTCACATAACCATTTGTCAACAGCTTCAAAATCATTAGTTAAATCACCAATCATTTGTTTTAAATCAATATTTCTACATTTTTCCCAAGAACAAACCAAGTTATAAAAATCTAATGGATTCATCTGAATTAAATCTTTAGTTAATGTAATCATAACAGAATATGAAATATTGTTATCATTTAAAATTTTTAATTGTTTTAACCAATGCTGATATTGTTCATTAGTAAAACGTTTTGGATTCCAAGATGTATTTACATCTTCTACTTTTTTCATTAACTTTATTTTATAGGGAGTTAATTTAGAAAGTAAATTTGTAGATAAAATAATTCTAGTATTATCAAAAAATTCTTCAAATATTTTTAACTCTTCATCTTTTAATAGTAGTGGTTCACCACCAAATAAATTAAAAGTTAATGTTTCATCATTTACCATACGAATAAAACGCATAGTATTATATACTTTATCTAAATAACGTTGAGGAGTAATATCTTTTAATGTACAATGAGGACAATTAAGATTACAAGTAAAATCAAAACAAACAAATATTTCTTTCATTTGTTGTAATCTATTAATTTCAAATGTATCTAGAGGTTTACCCATATTATAATGAGTTATACCATTTATCATATTTTCCATTGTGCCTCCAGAATCTTATTTTTTCTTTTTAACATTTCTTCACAATGGTTTAAAGTGAGTTTATTTGTATTTCTATTCATTTTACAAGCGTTACAAAACTTAAATAATTCACAATATAAACATTTATCATTTATAACTTCATCAATTGGAATATTATTTTCTATAGGAGGTACTCTATCTGTATCCAGTGGGATACGAAAACCTTCATTTGCACAATCTTCACAGTTACTATATTGAATAGCGTTATTATTATCTAACCAAAAAACTCTAATAGTAGATTCACATAAAAGATTAGTATTAAATCCACATCCACCTTCATAAAATTGTATTTGAGAATCTAAATATTCTTCTAATCCCAATTCTTTTATTTTTAACCAAATATCAACCATTTTATAACGAGGGTAGAAATCTTTTGATTTTCCCATAGCAGATAATGGATTTAATTTACATTTAGTATTTAATTTTTTAGCCAAATATACATGATCTAAAGCTTTTTCTTCATTTTCATTTGTTATTACTGAAATAAATGAGGGTACGTAACCTACTTTTTCTTTAAATAATGTCATTACTTCTATAAATTTAGCTTCTGTATAAGGAGTATTTTTATCCCATAATCTACCAGTACCATATTGAAAAGATGTACAAATTCCAATACGGTTATTTTTAAATAGATTTGTCCATTTAGAAGGATTTAGATAAAAGTCTTTTAAATTGGTAGTAAATGAAATATTCCAATCACCTAAAGTAAGTAATTCTTCATAATAAGAAGGAGACATCATTAAAGGATCTCCTCCAGTAATGATTAAATTATCAGGTTTTATAGTAAAAAGGACTTGTTTTAATTCAGAAGGAACTTTAGTTATAGTCTTTATTTTTAATAAACCAGCACTGCAAAAATTGCAGTTAAAATTACATCTAGATGTCGGTTTAATTATCAATTCCATTTATAAATCCACTAAAAATTCTTTTTTACAGTAAGCTATTGTTTTTTCTATAGAAGGATATTTCCAAACATTACCTATTTTCAATAATATATAGTCATATCCTTTTTTATATCTAGAATACGTATATTCTTTGAAGTATTTATCATCAGGTAACAATTCTTCATCATCTAATAATTCATAAAAAGGTATATTAAATAATTCTTCTAACACTTTAGCATAAACAATTGCCACAAAAATACTTTTTGCTGGATATATTAATTTTGATTCAGTTTTAAAAAATTTAATTACTTGTTGATTTATTCGTTTAAAATCAACAGTATATTCTAAATTAACATCATCCCATTCATTTATTGAATAAGATAATAACCTTCTTTGTTTTAAATCATTTCGCATGAGGTTTAGAACTTTAACAAAGATAGAGTTCTTTAAATAAAAGTTCTAGTAAATATATTAAAAAAGAAGGAAATTCATGAAAATAGAGGGAAATATACAAACTGCTACGAAGTTTTATGTTCGTACTTCAACTGGCGATATAAAATGGGTACCAAGTTTAGAAACAGCAAAGCGTTATATTAATAATCCTGCTAATACTAATTGGTATTTACAAACTATATATGCCACAAATGAAGATATCGTAAAAGGCTATGATGGTAAAAATTATTTAAGATCTGAATTACCAGATACTCCAGTAGAGTATAAAAAGATAAATGATTTTGAAATTTTTAAAAGTCAAGCTTTTTCTTTTTTACGAGCACGCTTAAAAGACTTTGCAGAAAAGTATAGTTATGAATCAATTGAAGAGATTATATCTTGGAAAGATTCTTCTATTTTAGATTTAAATTTACTTGCAGTTAAAGCATTTAAATATAGAGATTTGTGTTATTGTTATTATTTAGAAGCATTAGAAAAATATGAAATAGAATTTGATAATAGTTTACTTGATAACAATACTAAATTTTATGAAAAATATATAAATAATTTTCCAAAATTTTAAAAGGTGGTAATTTAATGAAAAATGAATTGATAAAATACTTGAATGACAATGCTAATGTAAAATATATTCAAAATGAAAATGATATAGAGATTTCTGTATTATCTACAATTTCAGAAGAATGCTTAATTTCAACATTAGGTAATATATTTGCAATAGAAAACAAAGCAGTTGAAAATAAAGAAGAATTATATATTAAATTATCACTTAGGGAGTTAAATACTAAACAATTAATAGCTGCATTTAAATTTGTATTAAATCAAGATACAATAAATGATAGTTTAACAATATTAAATATTCTCAATTTAATTAAGAGCAATACTTTAGAAGAATCATTTTTTGAAGATAAAAATGTATACTCTAAGTCTTTGGTTGAATATTTAGACGTTAAATTAGAAATAAAAGATGAATTAAAAGAATTTGTTAAAAAGTTTAGCTTTTATTTCTATTCAATGATTAAATCATGTGGAAAACCAATTGCCAATGGTAAAGATACTGTTGTAAAATTGCCAGATGTATACTATAATATTTTTGTTTCTTTAGATTTCATGACACTTTCTAGAATTGCAGCGACTTGTGATGATGTAAATTTAGCAGATTGTGGATATATAAGTTGTGCAAGAGAATTAATTTATAATTCATTGAAAGATTATTTTATAGGTAATACAATGTTAAATATGTTTTTAGAGGGTTTAGATAATGCCGATGATTGCGAATAATGTAATAACATATTCTGATGTTATTAACCATGTTACAAATAAAATAGTAAAGGCTTGTGCTAATGCTGATAAATTTACATCAGATGTGCATTATTCTTTAAAGAATCAAACATCATTTACTTTGATTAAAGATACTGTTTCACCAAAAGGACAAAATGCTTATGTTAATGTAAAAGTAAATGATGCTCTTGGTGTTACTGTAAGTTCATCTACTATTAAAAATCAATTAAATGACTTTTTAACATCTCGTGGTGTAAAAACTCAATCTAATAAACCAATTTCAATGAAAGGTATGATGAATTTATATAATAATATAGCAACTTTTATTACTCGAAGATTAGTTGTTGTAAATTCATCTTTTAATATTGGTAAACAATTAATTTTTTATAATGCGACTAGTAATTTATCATACAATACAGTAAATTTTGGTAATTTTAATGAATTAAATTTTAATGGTACTGAAATGCAAGCTTGTATTAATAATTTGATGAATTCATTAAATCAAAAAGTAAAAGTAAAATATATAAACACAGTAATTACAAACACTTGTTCATCAAGTTCAAGCTCTTCTTCAAGTTCTTGTTCTTCAAGTTCGTCATCGAGTTCAATGTTTATTGCATATATGGATATCTAAAATGCCTTTGTATAATGTAAAATATTCTGATATAACAACACCAGTTTTGAATTATATGTTAAACAATTGTCAAAATCTAGATAGTAGATTTGATTCAATTCCATTATGTTTTAAAGCAGGATATTCAATTACAGTAAATCAAAGTCATACTTGGAGTAAAAAGAGTAAAGCCTTTAAAGGTTGTCAATATATTCCTATATATAGATATACTATTCAAGGAAAAGTTATCAATAAATATACAGCAGCTCAAGTTCGTCAAGATTTTACTAGCAAATTTAATACAAGTGATGCAATAGTACCGAATCATCAATTTTATGAGCTTTTAATAAATTTAATTAATTATGCTTCTAGTAGAATGGCAATATTTTCTAGTCAATTTAGTCCAAACGTTAACTATTTAGCATATGTAATGGAAAATACAGTTACCCATCCAATGGATGATCCACATCCTCCTTTAGTGACAGCAACTACAACGGAAGATTTATTAACATATCTTACTCAAATGTTAAATTCTAATGTATATAATGTTGTATGTCAATATAAATATGAATATATATCAAGCAGAGAGTTTTGATATTTTTCTAAAAGGAGTAATTAATGTCATGCAAACCCATTTATGAATTTTTATTATGGGATAACTGTAATAATAATTGTAAATTTTGTTTTCAAAGAGAATTACCTCGTTTGTTTGGTCTTAAACAACGAGAACAAATTTTAAATAAAACTATTGATTTTATAAATTCTGATGATTTCATTAAAGGAAGTCATGTTTTAGTAGTAGGTGGTGAAATTTTTGACAAACCTACTGATTTTAATATACTCTATACATTTTTTGAAGATATAATAAATAAGATGTTAAACGATGATATCGAGTATTTATATTTAAATACTAATTTATTATACAAAGATTTATCCGGTTTATATCGAGTTTTAACATTATTAAATGAAAACTCATTATTACATAGGTTAAAATTTACAACATCATATGATTTTGAAGGTAGATTTAAAACAAAAGATGATGAAGCACTTATGTTAAGTAATCTTGAAAAGTTAAAATGGTTATTTCCAAATATTAATATTGTAGTAAATATGATTTTAACAAATAAAGCCTGTGAGTATATATTAAACGATAAATTTGATTTTATGAATTTTAGACAAAAATATGATGTAGAAATTAATTTATTACCATATATCATTTACGATTATAATTTATCAGCTCCCAAAGAAAAAGTATTTAAAACTTTACAAAAAATACAAGATTTAGATAAAAATTATATTGAAAACTATATTAAAAATTTTGATTTGAATCAAGATAAATTATTATTTGTTTATAAAAATGATAATTATGAATTTTGTAGTTGTGAACATGGAAGTTGTGGACATTCTATTAACTTTAAAAGATATTCTACTGAAAATACATGTTTTGTATGTGATTTAAAGGAGTTTTTTAATGGAAAATGATGATTTTTTACAATATGAAATCTGGAAAGACTGTAAAAACGGATGTAAATTTTGTACAAACTTTAAACAAAAAGATATTGATAAAATTTCATCATTAAAATATATTTTAACAGACTTAGATTTAAGAAAAAATGATAAAATAGCAGACATTGGCTTTATCGGTGGTGAATTTTTTGATGATCAGCTTGATAATCAAGAAGTTAGAATGTTATTTTATCAACTTTTTGATTGGTGTGAACAAAAACTTAAAAATAATACTTTAAAAAGAGTTTTTATAACAAGTTGTTTAATTTTTGAT